CACGCCACACCGGGCCGAGGCAGCCGCCCTACGTAACTGGGGCGGACACGACGCCAAACGACTCGCCATCGCCATCGCCTGGAACGTCTACGGCATCGAGGACGCGCTGGCGGAACTCGCCACCACACTCGCCGACCACGCCCAACGCGCACGCATCCGCTCCGTCAGTTGCCGCGAACTCGCCGCATCCATGCTCGATGACGAAATGATCGCGCTCGACTGGCGCCATCACGCCGTCCGCCAGCAAATGATCGACGCAGCCACCCAACGCCTCGCCAATGACCCGCGCGACCGCATCGCCGCCGCCAACGCCGCCGCCGATATCGCGCGGAGCGCCAACGCGCCCCCGGACATGATCGACGCCGCTTTCAACATCGCGCTGTGGCGCGCAAAAAGGAGGGCCTGAATGCCGTGGATCTCTACTCAGACCGCGTCTACGCCCTCGCCGGCGACAAAGCCGCCCAACGTACCCCGGTCAGGCTCACGCTCGCGTTCGGCGCCGACGCCGCGATCGCCGCGCCAGACCAGACAACCGTCGTCCGCGGACTGTTCCACAAAGGCTCAATCACGCTGTTCTACGGACTGCCGAAAAGCGGCAAGTCGTTCTTGGTCACCTCGGCCGCGCTCGCCGTCGCTGACCCGGATATCGACTACTGGATGGGACAACGTATCCTCCAGCACGGACCCGTCCTCTACGTCGCCTGCGAAGGACACGGCGGCTTCTGGAAACGCCTCCAGGCCGCACGCAACGTCCCCAATCACTTCGCGCTGGCCACCGGACGACCCATGCTGATCCGAAACGACGACGGACGCGGCTACGCCTGGGTGCCGAACCCCGACGACATCCAGCACGCCATAACCGAAACCGAACAACACTACGGACAGGCGCCGGTGCTGGTCATCATCGACACCGTGTTCCGCTCCTTCGGCGGCGGCAACGTCAACGACAGCAGCCACATGAACGCCTACGTCGGCGCCGCCCAGGCCATAGCGGACGGACGCTGCGCCGTCGCCCTCGTCCACCATACCAGCAAGAGCGGCACCTCGCCCGCCGGCTCCGTCTCGCTCATGGGCGCCGCGGATACCCTCGTCATGGTCCAGAAAATGGAAGACAAAAGCCACACATGGGCAATCGAAGAGGCCAAGGACGACGCCGCGTCCGAGCCGTTCCCGTTCCGCCTCGAAGTCGTCAAGGACATCATCGACGCGTCCGGCGAACCAGTCTCGTCCTGCGTCCTCGTCCCCCTCGCACCCGACGAAACACCCATGCCAAAGAACGGCGTTGGACGAAAGTCAAACGCGAGACGCATTGACAAAGTGCTCGAAATCCTGGCTCGTATCCTCAACGAGAATAGCCTACAACCAGTCGCCGTGGCGCTGTGGCGCGATGCCGTCTTCCGAGAAACCGCCCCGGACGATCCACCCGAGACCAAGCGTAAATCCTTCCGTCGAGACCGTGACGTTCTGATCGCTCAAGGTCATGTTGTTGCAACCGACGGTTGGGTCTCCATTCCATGAATTTGGGGGGGTGGGACAAAATAGGGTCGGGTGGGACAAAACTAATTCTGTCCCGGCCGGAAGGGTGGGACAAAATAGGGGTGGGACAAAATACTACGTATTTAGTCCCATACCCCCCATGTTTGTCCCAGCCCACCGGGGAGAGCCGGGCTTGGGTGGGACAAAATAGGGGGTGGGACAAAACTAATTTTGTCCCAAATTGTGGCAGCCCAGAGGCGGCTTACCTGAACAACTGGCGGTTGTGGTCCGCGCCCCGGCGATGAACGCCCGACGCCGCGCCCCGTTCATGACCCCCGAGGCCTGGGAGGCGTTCGAGCACCTGTGGTGCCGCACGCCGCTCTCGGCCGACGCCATCCGCGAGCATATGCGCCGCGACCTCGGCATCGAAATCATCGACCCGCAGGAGACAGCCGCCCGGCGCGGCCTCGTCCGCCTCAACAGCACGAACCCGCACGCCAGAGAGGAACGCCGCCAACTGGCCGCGCTACAACGGTGGTATGCCCCGCCAGCGCGCCCGGAGGCGGTCAGGAAGCCCGCGAGGCGCTACCCCGTGCCAGCGGGCGGCTTCAGGATCGGCACTCGACCGTCAGGCACCGGAGGCGGCGGGCGGCTGACGTGACACGCGGCGAGATCCTCGACCCACGCCAGGATCTCCGGCGCGATCGGCTGCCGACCCAACGTCCAGTTGCGCGTCGTGGACGGACTGAGGCCGAGTTCAACCGCGAGAACGCCAACCGTCCAGCGGATCGTCCGCAAGGCGGCGCTCAGACGGGCGCCGGGGGGCAGGGACGGAGCCGGGGCGTGGGTGACAGCGGCGGGAGCCTCGGGAGGCTGTACGGGCCTCTCAGGGGCGTCCAGGGCCGCGGCGACGGGGAGCGAAAGAGGGGCGAAGGTCATGCGCCGCGCACCGCGAAACGCCAGTCCTGGCCGCTTTCGTCCATGGTCCAGCCGTTGCCGCCGCTACGCCACGCGATGGCGGCGTCGTCCTCCGGCTCGTCATCGGTCAGCACGCAGCCCGGCACCACGTCGTAGCGGTCCTCCCGCTCAATCCGGGCATCCGCGACGGCCGCTTCGATCGCGGCCTCGATGTCGGACCCGTCAGGGATGGTCGTCAGCAGGTAATTCTCGGCGATGATCAGGGTGTAGGTGGTCATGTTCGCTGTTCCTTCGTTCGTGGCAGGGGAGCGGGGCAAAGCCCCGGAGGGTCAGGCGGCGCGGACAACCATGTCCCCGGTTCCCGGCGTGTTCAGGCCATAAGCATCGCCATCCAGCCGCACGCGGATTTTCTTGTCGCCGCCCGCGACCCGCAAAAGCGCCGGGAATGTCTTGCCGTCATAGCCGTGCTGGTCAGCCTCGACCTGGTCCGGGACCACTACAAAGCGGCCGGCGTAATGAGCGGTCATGCGGCGAGCGAATGTGTATTTGGTGGTCATGGCGTGTGTTCCTGTCTGTTCGTCTGTGTTGATGACAGGGATATACGATCTGGCGTTAAGTTCGTCAATGGTTATTCGTGGGGGTGGGGAAGATTGTCTTTCATCAAAGGTCACGCTTCGCGAGGCGTGACATTCGTGGCAGTGACGCTGACCTATCGGGCTTGACACGACACGGGTTAGTGTGCGTGTGGTAGCGGGATACCGCATGAGCGCGATTGATGAATGTCACACGCTGCTAGTAGTTCAACTGCACCGGTTCGCTATGCGACGCCTGGATCATGGCGCCCTGGGCAGTCCGGAAACCCAAAAGGGCGTGCGCCTGTGCCGGTGGACATCGGTGAGCTGGCGCGCAAACACGGCCCGCGTTGCGTCGAGGTGATCGCCGCGATGCTGACGGACGGCGACCGCAAGATCCGCCTCGCCGCCGCGACCGCGCTGCTCGACCGTGGATTTGGCAAGCCTAATCAACAAGTTAACGTGGCTGGAGCGGCAGGCGCGCTCGAGCTGCACCTCGTCGCCGCGCGTGTCGTGTCGGGTGAACTGCTCGAAGCCATCACCGCGCCGACCATCGAGCACGAAGCGCCGCCGGTGAATCTGCTCGACGCGCCGACGCCGACAGAGTGAGCGTGTGCGTAATAATTCCCGCGACGTGATGAAAGAAAGCGTTGCGAGAGTAGGCTCATCCGTATTTACAGCGACATGGCCACCTTTCCAAACGGTCGTTTGCACATGCATCCGAGGTTTGTACGGGCTGTCGCGCGGCACTAACAATGGCGGATCTGGGCCATCGTTACGCCCTCGACGCCTCGGCCCGGCCGGTGCGTAGCCGGAGCGCGCCAGCGAGGCCGGCGCCCCCTCCCCCCTCGGGCGCGATAGCGCAATGGCACTGTCCCCCCCTCCAAATTTTCCCACGCCCCCACCAACCTCCTTTCGGTATCGCAACAGCGTGACATGCCCGACACCGTCGCCCACTGGGTCCGGACGAACCTTGGCGTGGCGGTCGCCATTGTCGCTGTTCTGGGGACGATCGTTGGCGGCATCATCGCGGGCACGTTGTGGCTGGCGAGTGTCGAGCATCTGGAGAAGCGGGTTGATGTCATCCGCGGCGACGTGACGGTGATGCAGGCGACGATGTTGGAGAACCGCAAGATAGTTTCAGATGTAAGGAGACAGCTGGAGGCCAGCGACGCGTCCACGCGCGAGGTTATCGGCCGGTTGGATGAGCGTGTGCGTTCGATGGAGCATGTGAAGTGAGCGGCGCCCCGGCGACGAACTGGGCCGAGGCCATCGCGAAGGCCGAGAACCCGTTCCACGTCGCGATCACCCGTTACGCCCGCGCGCCCGTCGCCTTTGTCAGAGAAGTGTTGATGGCCGAGCCTGACCCGTGGCAGCTCGACGCGCTAAGGGCCATCGCCAAGGGCCACACGCGCATCGCCATCCGCAGCGGTCACGGCGTCGGCAAGACCGCGTTCGCCGCGTGGGTCATCACGTGGTACGCGAACACGCGCGCCCCCTTCAAAATCGCAGTCACGGCCCCGTCATCACCTCAATTGTTCGACGCGTTGTGGCCCGAGCTCATCAAGTGGATGCACATTCTGCCCGCCGGCTGGCGCGACCTCTGGGACATCACCTCATCGCGCATAGTGCTCAAGGCCGATCAGGAGTGTTTCATCACCGCGCGCACGAGCAGGCCCGAGACGCCGGAAGCGATGGCCGGCCTGCACAGCAGGTCGATCCTGCTCGTGGCCGACGAGGCATCCGGCATTCCCGAGCCCGTTTTCGAGGCGGCGTCCGGCAGCATGTCGAGCCACGGCGCCACCACGCTCCTCATCGGCAACCCCGTGCGCGCGTCGGGTTTCTTTCATCGCGCGCACACCATCGAGCGCGATCGTTGGTATACGCTTAAGGTCAGCAGCGCGGACAGCAAGCGTGTCACGCCGCAATTCGTTGAAGAGATCGCCAACAGATACGGCATCGACAGCAACGCGTATCGCGTGCGTGTGCTGGGCGAGTTCCCCAACGCCGATGACAACACGCTGATCGGCGCCGAGCTGGTGGACAGCGCGATGCGCCGCGATGTCGCGCTCGACCAGAGCCAGCCGGTATATTGGGGCGTTGATGTCGCCCGTTTCGGCACTGACGCGTCCGTGCTCATCAAGCGCCAGGGCAACGTGGTGCCTGAGATGCCGCGGACGTGGCACCAGTATGACACGATGCAGACGGCGGGCGCGATCAAGAACGAGTATGACATCACGCCCAACGCGAGCCGCCCGCACCTCATCGCGATTGACGTGATCGGCATTGGCGCGGGCGTGGTTGACCGGCTGCACGAGCAGGATCTGCCGGTGCTGGGCATCAACGTCAGCGAGACCGCCAGCACGACCGGACGTTATGCCCGTCTCAGGGACGAGCTCTGGGTCAGGTGCAAGGAATGGTTAGGCGGTCGGAACGTTCGGTTGCCGAACCATGAGCGGCTCAGGGACGATCTGGTGATGCCCAGGTACCAGTTTCTCAGCGACGGCCGCCTCCAGGTCGAAAGCAAGAACAGCATGCGCGCGCGTGGGTTGCCCAGTTGCGACCATGCCGACGCGCTGAACCTGACGTTCACGCAGCATGGGTTGGGCGTGGGCAGCGGGATGACGAGCGGTCTGCACAGCAACCAGGCGGTCAGGATGTCTCTGTCGGCGGGGGATTATGTATGAGCCAAACGATGCCGCCCAACAACGGCCCGCCGCCTTTGCCGAATATCCCCGGCCTCATCCCCCACGGCATGCGCCCAACGGGGCTGAATTTCCCGTCTGAACAGATGCTTGCCTTTCTTCTCCCCCCGAAACGGGGCGATGAGCCGCTCAAAGACAGTGACGAGGCGCTCCCCGCCACGCTGAGACCTTATGCGGCGGGATTGCGCCCGACGGTACGCCCGACCGGCGCGGCATGGCAAAGCGAGATCGTTTTCGAGCGCCTCGGCAAGACCGATCAGGACATCACCGCCATCGCCCGCTTCTATTTCCAGGCCGCGCAGTCCTACGACCAGTACTTAAGCCGCGAGCGTGTCACCGCGTCGCAGTATTACGCCGGGCTGCCTGACGGCCCGTTGGAGGACGGTCGATCAAAGCTCGTGATGACCGTCGTGCGCGACACGATCCGCCAGACGTTGCCGAGCCTGTTAAGGCTGTTCACCGCCGTTGAAGACCCCGTGTCATTCGCCCCGATCAGCGCCGAGCCGGCGGGCGGGGACGACCAGACGGCGACGGCGCTCGCTCGTCAGGCGACCGATTACACCCGATGGGCGTTGTTCACGGCGAACAACGGCTGGCAGATCCTGCACGACGCCATTCTCGACGCGCTGACGAGAAAAGCCGGCTGGATCAGGTGGCACTGGGGCAAAAAGCAACAAATACGCACGGAGGTGTGCGAGGGTCTGCTTCTCCCCCAACTTCAGATGCTCCTCGCGGAACCGGGCATCGAGGCATCCCGCATCGTTCGCCGCCCCATGCTCGACCACGAGCAGCAGGCGCTGCAAAAGACGCAGGAAGGGCAGATGTATTTGGGCCAGGGCGCGCCGGCCGAATACTGGTCAGCCACCGTGACGCGGTCAGCGACGCAGCCGTGGCCGATCGTGGAGCACGTGCCCGCGGAGTGCGTGTGGATCGTATCCGACGCCGCCACCGTCGAGAGCGCGCGGGCCGTCTTCCATGTCAGGGACACCACTGTCTCGGCGTTGATCGAGGCCGGGCTTCCGGCGGACAAGGTGCTGGCCCATCGCGGCACGGCGCAAAGTGGCGGCAACGCGCGGCAGCGTCAGGAGGCCATCGCGCGCAGCGCCGCGGCCGGTTACAACCTCGCCGGCGCCCCGCCCAACGACAAGAGCCAGCAGCTCGTCCGTTACGCCGAGGGTTGGATACGGTGCGACACCGACGGCGACAACAGAAGCGAGTTGATCCACGTCCACCTACTGGGCAACGCGACCACGTTGATCCAGTGGGAGCGGGTCGATGAGATCCCGCTCGCGTGCATGACGCCGTACAGGGAGCCCGGCCGCGTCATCGGCTCATCGCAGGCCGACATGGTGATGGACCTCCAGCGTGTCGAAAGCCGCGTGATGCGCGGCGTGCTCGACAGCCTCGGCCAGTCCATGTTCCCGCGCACCACCATGGTCATCGGTCAGGCCAATATGGCCGATGTCAGGCAGACCGCCATCGGCTCGATCATAAGAGTAGCGCAACAAGGCGCGGTGCAGGAACTGACGAAGCCATTTATGGGCAAAGAGGCCCTGCCCATCATGGAAGTCCTTGAATCCATCAGGGAAAGCCGCACCGGCATCACCCGCGCGTCATCCGGCCTGACGATCGATGAGTTGCAGAGCACCGCCCCGATCGCCGTCAGCCAACAATCCAGCGCCGCGCAGGATCGTTTGGACATGGTCGCCCGCACGATGGCGGAAACCGGTCTGGCGCCGCTCTACGCCGGCCTCTTAAAGATGCTGGCGCGACAGCAGGACCGGCCTAACGCCATTCATATCAGGGGCCAGTGGATACCGATCGACCCCCGCGCGCTCGCCACGATGTGGGAGACCTCGGTGAACGTCGGCGGCAAGGGCATGCCCAGCGAGCGGCTGCAAATGCTCGCGCAGATCGCATCGAAACAAGAACAAATCATGCAGCTTGGCGGCATGAGCAATCCGCTGGCCGGGATACCGGAATACAGAAACACGCTCGCCCGCATGCTGGAGACCGTCAACATCGCTGATGTCAGCAGCTACTTCAAGGCGCTCCCGCCCGGCTTTCAGCCGCCCCCGCCCGCCCCGCCGCCGCCGAATACGGATATGTTATTGGCGGAAGTACAGAAGCAAAAAACGGCGGCCGACGTGGAGAACGACAGAGCGAAACAGCAGACCGACCGGGCCGCGCTGCTGCTGGCGGACGACCGTGAGCGTGACAAGGCCGCGCTCGACGCGTGGACGAAGGCGTGGGTCGCCGGCGCCCAGTTCGGCACGCCCGTGCCAAGCTTCGATGAGTTCAAACAAGCGATGAAGAGCGCGGCCCCGTCGATCGCGATGCTGGCGGATCTGCCCTCGCCCAACAGCCCAGCCCCGCCGGCCACCGGTCAACCGCCGCCCAAACCCCTCGGCGGCCCGCCGCCGCCCATGCTCGGACAGCAGCAGTCGCCGCGCCCGCTGATGCTCCCGCCGCCACCGTCGATGGCTCCACGTGGACCGCCACAGGCGCCGGCTGACCCGGCGACCGCGATGGCCGTCAGGGGCGCGCTGGCGAGCGGGCGGATGCCCACCGCGTATGGCCAACTCGCCCAACGCGCCGCCTTGTCGCCCCTGATGGGTCCGGCCGGCCCGCCGCTGCCACAGGCTGGAGGTCCGACCCAATGACCCTGCTCCTCATCATCGTGTTGGTCCTGCTCCTCGCCGGTGGCGGGTGGGGTTACCGCGCCGGATACAGCCTGGGCGACCCGCTGGGCATCATTCTCATTATCCTGTTCGTGCTCCTCCTCGTCGGCGCGTTCGGCGGGTCGCGGTGGGGTTACTGGTGATGACGTACTGATGAAACCGTCCCGCGAGCTGCTTGAATGGGCGTTTCTGGTCGTCAGGGCGGCCCTGACGTGCCCCTGACCAGCGAGCAGATGGTCCGCGCCCTGGCCGCGCGCCGCATGCTCGATGACGAGCAGTTTCAGGCCGTGCTCGACGCGATCGTCGCGAACGCCGCCGGCCAGGCGATGTTTCTCGACCATCAGGACGCCCGCGAGCAGGCCCGTCAGCTCGTCATCGCCGTCAGCCGCGTCCGCAACGAGTTGATCGCCGCCGCCGAGCTGCCCGAGGCCGAGGAAGCCGCCGATCGGCACGCCAGGAGCATGGAATGATGCCCGCGTCCCTCCTCGACCCGCCCCAAGGCCCCGACGCGACGGACTATACCAACCCGGTCAGCGCCGCGCTGGGCGAGCTCTACAAGAAGGTCACCGGCTACATGAACGGCACGCCGGAAATGGCGTTTCGTTACGCCGACAACCCGGTGGGCACCGAGACGACGCAGTCGATCGGCATGCCCCAGCCGACCAACTACAGCGGGCCGGTTGGGCAGTATTTCGACACGAAGACCGGCCAGATGACGACGCGAGGCCACGAGCGTTACGACGACAACCCGGCCATGAATTTCGACAGCGGCGGCATCGGCCTGATGGCGCGCCGCGCCGCCACGAAGGGGCTGCTGGCCGGCGCGTTGTCCGCGCCCGACGTGGCCCCGCCCCCATCGACCACGCTGCTCGGCGCCGCGGCTGGCGAGGCGCGCCTGCCCCCGTCCGTCGCCCGCCTCAATCCCGATGCCGTGGGCTTTAACGATCGCATCAGCACCCGCCTGCCCAGCCTGACGCCGGACGCGCACACGTCGGCGGACTATAATGTCGACTACGACAGTTTTCTGGCGCCGACGAAGAACCCCGCCCGGGACGCTTACCCCGGCCGGGTCGATGAGGTGATCCCCCGCCATGTCGGCGTTACCGACCCTTCGGCCGAGGGCTTCATCGACCATCTGACCGGCAACATCCGCGCGTTGTGGGACGCGGTCCCCGACACGTGGCGTGGCGGCGCCATGGGTTGGTATAATGGCGCCAGGACGATGGCTGAAAACATGGCCGACCGGTTCGGCACATCGGTCAGGGCGCAGGCCGCGAACCTCGCCGCCCTCAGTCCACAGCGACAGTGGGAGCATAACGTCGAGGGCAGCCACCGGGTGGCTGACATTGTCACCAACCAGAGCGACACGCCGTGGAGCGCCGATCATGACGCGGCGTGGAACCAGCCAAAAACCCTGGCCAACGGCAACGTCCAGCCGTCCTTCGCGGAGAACAACCCTGGCTGGCAGGAGCATTTCGACGCGATCCAGGGCAAGACCCTTAGCCAGATCACTGATCCGACCGAGGCCGCGTTGTGGGTGCGCCTGCACGATCGGGCTTACGCACCCGACAACAACGTCCGGATCGTGAAGCCGGATGGCACGTTTGGCGACATGCTGCGGTTGGACGACGGTCGGCCCGATCCGCTGCGTTGGGGCACGCTTGGCGACATCGGCAACGCCATTTCGGTGCTGCGCGACGACAGCCTGCCCAATATCAGCCAGTCGCTCAGTCAGGCGCACAAGGTCCGCAATTTCTACAACAACATCGTCTCGCCCGATGGCGGCCACGACGTGACGATCGACACGCACGCCATCGCCGGCGCGCTACTGCGCCCGCTGGGCTCGTCCAATCCCGAGGTTTCCTATGGCCTGGGCTCGCCGGTGAAGGTGAAGCCGTGGCGCGCCGCCGATAATCCCGACCCCTGGCCGACCACGATGGACAGCGCGCCGCGTGGCCTGTCCGGCATGTATCCGCTCTACGCGGAGGCGTATCGGCGGGTCGCTGACAACCTGGGCGTGTTACCGCGCCAGGTTCAATCAGTAACGTGGGAAGGCATTCGTGGGCTATATAATGAGGCTGACCGCACCAGCAAACCGCTGATGCGAAGCAACAACGATCTGTGGAGATCGGTATCCGATGGCACCGTCAACCCCGCCGACGCGCGGTCGCAACTCCTCGCCCGCGGCATCCGCGACCCAAACTGGCACGCGCCCTGACGCTCACTACCCGGTGCTGGAGACGATGAAGCGCCGTGGCACGCCGATCACGCGCGATAATTACATCCGGCTCAACTGGGGGCGGCGCGTGCCTGACGACGAGCTGACATCCGAGGATGAGCAGCAGATCCCACCGGAGTTGCGCGAATAATGAGCGAAAGCACCGGCGCCCCCGCCACCGCATCAGTCCCGGCCGGCCCGGCTCCCGGCACCGGCGCGGGTGAGGGCAGCCCGCCCGCCAATACCCAGCCGGCCATCAGTATAAGTGAGGCCGCCCGCCTGCTCGGCCGCCAACGCCGTCAGGCCGCCCCGGCCGATGGCGCCGCGCCAGCTCCCGCCCCGGCTGACGCCGGTCGGCGCCCATCGGCCAACGAGCTCGCGGCGCGTCCGCCCAGCACCCCGGCCCCCGCGCCCGCCGCCCCGGCCGATACCGGGCTGTCGGCCATGGAGCGCGCGTTGGGCGTGCCGGGTGTCGCCGCGCCGGAAGGCGCCCCATCTCCAACTCCCGCTCCCGCCGCTGACGCCGCGCCCGTTTCGTTGGGCGAGGGGATCGAGATCGAGGGGCAGCGGCTGCGGACGATCGATGATGTCCGGGAGTTCGCCCGGCGCAAATCGGCGCATTTCACGCAACAGACGCAGGAAGTGGCCGACGCGCGGCGTCAGGTGCAGGCGCAGCAAGAGGCGTTGGCGACCGTTTTGCCGTTGATCCAGCCCGAGCTGGCGCGTTTGGCCGAGACGATCGCCCAACCGGTCAACCGGCCGGACCCGCAATTGCTGGAGACCAACCCGCAGCAGTATTTGCGCGAGCAGGCGCACTGGCAGCACGCCGTCGAGGAGCAAAGCCGGCTGGCCAACATCAATAGCTTGCAGGCGCAGGCGCAGGCCCGCGCGATGGAGCAGGCGGTCGCCGCGGGCAATGAGCAGCTCACCCGCGAATTTCCGTTCTGGGGCGACCCGGCCCAGCGCCTCGTGGCCCAGCAGCAGATCGTCCAGTGGGCGACCACGAAAGGCGGCTACACGCGCCAGGAACTCAGCGGGTTGGCCTCGCCGCACCACCTCAAAGCGATGCTCAAGGCATCCCTGTTCGACAAGTGGGTCGAGTCGGCCAAGGGATCGGCCCCGGCGATGATCGCCCCCGCGCGCGGGTCACCCCCGCCACCGGCCCCCACCGAGCGGATCGCGTCCGCGCAACAGGCGTTCGATGACCGCCCCAGCATCCGCGCCGGCGCCGCTCTCCTCGGCGCCAGGCGGGCGGCTTTGTCGAACGGGCGCGGTTGACGAAACCCCGCGACTTAACATAATACCGCACCTGACGCGCCCCGGAGTGCCGTAAAGGCACCCACCGTGGTCCGCCCCGTGCCGTCGCCTGGCTGACCGCCGGCTCTCGGGAGTGCCCGCACCCACCCGATCCAGCCGCCCTCATCCCATCGCGAAAACCCAATCCCCCGGTTTTCACCGCGTGGCCGCCCCAGAGCGCGCCCACGCCGCGATGGAGTAATGAGACAATGGCACTGGGCGCACAGGGCGCGGCCCCAAGTAATACGTACATCGAGACGGCTGCCGTTGGCGTTCGCGAGGACGTTCGCGACGTTATTTTCCGCATCGACCCGGACGAGACGCCACTGGTCAGCGCGTGCCCCGGCGTCGGCGCCAACCAGATTTTGCACGAGTGGCTCGTTCAGGAACTGAACACCGCCGCCGATAACGCGCAGCCCGAGGGCTTCACCGCGTCCATGCAGGCGGTGATTAAACCGGTGCGGATGAACAACGTTTGCCAGCTATTAGCTCGAACCGTTGGCGTATCGAATACGCTGCGCGCGGTCGACATGGTCGGCGGTGAAGACGAGTACAACCGTCAGTTGGTCCTGCGCGGCATGGAGCTGAAGCGCGACCTCGAGTTGGCCATCACCAGCCCTTTAGTCAGAACGATAACCGACCCGCGGCACATGAGCGGCCTACCCTGTTACACGTTGAACGGTTCGCGTGGCGCGGGCGCTGGCGTGATGCCTGTCGGAGATGGTTCCAACGCCGGAACGCCCGGGACGCTCCGTGACCTGACGCTCTCGATGATGGACACGGCCATGCAGCAGTGCTGGCAGGCCGGCGGCAAGCCGACGCTCGGCATCATGAGCGGCAACATCAAGGCGTATTTCGCCACGCTGTCTCAGGGCGGCACGGGCAACGCGGTGGTCGCGCAGAATATTCAGAATGTCACGAGTTCTGAAAGCGTCACGATCATGGGCGCGGTGGACGTATACCGGACGAATTTCGGCACCATCCAGCTCGCTCCGGATCGCTTCTGCCCGGCGCATCAGATCCTGCTCGTTTCGACCGATTACATCGAGCTGGCACCACTACCTGGGCGCGATTTCATTGAGCAATCGTACGCGCAGACGGGCGACAACACGCAGGGAGGCATCATCTTTGAAGGATGCATCACCCCCACCGCGCCCAAGAGCCACGCCACGATCTTCGATCTGAACCAGTGACGTGCAATGGGCGAGATCATCTATGAGCGCGACGACCCGCTGACGCGGCGCCGCACGGAGGTCGAGACCGACGCCGAGGCCGGTCTCGTCTTCGTGCATTCGCAGGACACCCGCCCGGTCGTGGAGAGCGCCAAGGCGCTCGCCGCGTCGTTCGATCCGCACGTGCGCCGCGACACCGTCCACGTCGCGCGCATCCCGATGGTGATCTGGAACCACCTCCAAAAGCTCGGGATCACCAAAGACGAAAAGGCTTTCAATAAGTGGCTCGATGAGCGCGACAACCGCGTTTTTCGCGTCGATGACGGAAGGAAAATCTGATGGCGATGAGCACCACCGACCATAAAGCCGACGCGCCGACGCAGAAGCCCACACCCGGCGTGGCGCGTCAGGGGGACGCCCCCGCGGCGGCCTCGACCGTGACGCCACAGGCCCCGACGCTGCCCGACGACATGGACCCGGTGCTTTTGGTCCGGCTTTACCCCGAGGCGGTCAACAACGCCGAGGCGCGGGGCAAGGCGATGGCGGCGGGCGCGGCCACCGCGAAGGCGGGCGCCGAGACCGTCGCTTCGCAAAACGAGCCGGTCATCACCCCGGCGGCATAGTCCGTGGCGAGCTACCAGCAACTGACTGACGATGTCGCCGGCTGGTTGAACCGTCGCGACATCGTCAGCCGCATCCCCGGCTGGGTCGCGATGGTCGAGACCGAGATCGCGGAAACGCTGCGCGCCAGGTGTATGGTCACCAGCGGCACGCAGCCGATCGACGCGGCGTATATCACGCTGCCGCCCGATTTCGCGCAGATGGAGAGCATCAGGGACGCCACCTCGGGCGAGTTGTTTCAGCTGAAGGACGAGTGGTCCGGCTCGTGGACGGGCGGCGGCAACGGCCGTGTGTGGGTCGATGGCGCGTCGGTGGCGGTCGGTCAGCCGAGCACCGCTTACCGGCTGGTACACGACTGCATCGAGTTCCTGCCCCATCCCATCATTCCTGATCCGCCTGATCCCACGTGGATACCGCAGCAAATCCTTATGGGATGGTACGCGAAACCAAAGCCCCTGCTGCTGCCGTCTGACACCAACGCGGTGTTGGAGCAGCTCTACGGCGTCTATCTGTGGGGCGTGCTCAAGATGGGCGCGCTGTTTGAGCTGGACGACGACCGCGCCGCGCAGGCCGACGCGCAATGGCAACAGGCGGTGACGCGGGCCAATACGTGGAAGCAGCAATCGGACTACGGTGGCGCGCCGTTCCGCTCTGAACTGGTCAGTTTCGGTTGAGCGTCATCACGCACCGCGTTTCGCCCCAGGCGGCGCGCTACACGCCCGCCGGCGGCGTCGAGAAGTGCGCCTACTGCCGCTATTTCATGCCGCAGGGCTGGTGCGGCAAGGTCATCGGGCCGGTCTCGCCACGTGGGTGGTGCAAGTACTACTCGCGCGAGATGGTGCAACGCATGTCGTCGGCCGGCTACGTGGGTTCCGACGTGTCGGCCCCGCCGTCCTTCGTGCTCGATTACGTGGTCGGCGGCGTCCTCGGCACCGGCGCCACGTACGCGCGCACCTCGACGGCGATGTCTTACAACGCCGCGGGCGCGCTGGTGTCGTCCGCGATCAACGCGCCGCGTTTCGACTTCGATCCGGTGACCCACGCGGCTCGCGGGCTGCTGTTGGAAAACACCACCACGAACCTGCTGCTCAATTCAGCGACGCTCGTCACGCAATCCGTGGCGGTCACGGCGCAGCCTTACACGCTCGCGTTCGAAGGCACCGGCACAGTGACGTTGTCCGGGGCCTCGACGGCGACGTTGGTGGGCACCGGCGCCTCGCCGGCCAGGGTCTCGCTGACATTCACCCCGGCCGCCGGGACACTGACCTGCACCGTGACCGGCTCGGCGGTGAACGGGCAGCTGGAAGCATCGCCGTTCCCGGGCAGCTACATGCCGACCGCCGGCGCCAGCGTGGGCCGGGGTCGCGACCAACTCAGCTATCCGATCGCCAGCATCACCGGGTTTGACCAGACGAGGGGCACGCTGGCGTTCGATTACGCGCTGGAGGGTTGGACCCCTGGTTTCGCCGCGCCGATCGCGTTCGTCGGCGCCAGTACGACCAATGATTTCATTTACGCGGACCAGTTCACGTCCGCGGGCGCCACTGGGACAGCACCCACCATGTTCGCCGCGCGCACGCGCGCCGGCGGCGTCAATCAGGCGTCGGGCGATTACAGCCCGGCCCCGGTGCCCGTCGGCGCGATACATCGCGGCGCGGTGTCGTGGGCGCTCGGTGATGTCACGCGCGGCTCACACGACGGCGGCGGTACGGTGTCGAATACCGGCGTCAACGGTGTGCTGCCGGTCATCACCAGCCTGCTCGTGGCCAACCAGGCTGGCGCTCAGAGCCAGGTCAGCCTGTGGGCGCGACGGATACGCTACTGGCCGCGCCTGATGGGCCAGTCGGAGCTGGACGGGGTGACGACGTGAGCGGCAGCGCCTCTCTCGGCGTCGAGCAGGCCATGTTGTCCCACACGCTGGGCATCGGCCCGGTGGCGGCGGTCAGCCGTGCTTACGTGGCTTTGTGCCTCGCCTCGCTGGTGCCCGATGAGCGGACGGTGGGACGCGAGGTTTCCGGCAACGGCTACGCGCGGATGGCGGCCTCGTTTCAGGTGCTGGCCAGCCCGCCCAACATGGCCGCCAACACGACCACCGTGGCCTTCCCGATCGCATCGGCGCCGTGGGGCGTGCTCGGGTATTTCGAACTATGGGACGCGCCCGCGGGCGGCAACCGCCTCTATTGGGGCGCGCTGGTCGATCCGGCGGACGGGACGACGCCGATCACGCTGAGCGTCTCGGCGGGCGACGTGTTGCGTTTCTCGGCCGGCGCGCTCGGGGTGCGGATCGGGCCGTCCGGCGCCGGGGCCGCGGGAGGGGCGTTCCTGCCTTTGGTCGGTGGTACGCTGGCCTCGCCGGGCAATCTGACGGTGGGCGGCTGGCTCACCGTCACCGGCGCGGCGGCCACGCTCGGCGGCCCGCTGTCAGTGACCGGACCCACCGCGCTGGCGGGAGGTGCGACGATCACCGGCGACAGCGCGATGGCGTCGGGCAATTTCACCCTCGCTCTCGATCCGACGCTGCCGATGCACGCGGCGACGAAACAGTATATTGATGGCGGCGGCGCGAGCGGCGGCGGCGGGCCGTTCCTGCCGACGACGGGCGGCTCATTGAACGGGCCGGGCAATCTGGTCGTCGGCGGCACGCTCGGGGTGACGGGGGCGTCCACGCTTGCCTACGGCTCGGCGGCGCCTCTGACATTCACCAGCGGGAGCATGGCGGTCGCGCCCGGTCAGAACCTCATCCTCAGTCTGGGCGGCAACGGACATACCCTGGCACTCGCCGGAACGGGGGGCAGCGGCAACCTTTTCCTCGCGACCGCGAGTTCCACACAGCACACCTTCGACTTCTCGCCCAACAATACCCTGGTCGTCAGCCGCTACAACCGCGTGCAAGGCCCGATCGTCTTCTCCGGGGCTTACTCCACGAGCAAGTCACCGTTGGCCATGACGTTCGCCGCCAGCGGCAGCCCGACGCCTTCCGGCGGATACTTCCCTTACATGCAGTGGGCCACCGCGTCGGATACCGTGAATGTCGGCGCTGGCGGTAATTGTTACATGCTCGACATTCAGGGCAACTGGGGCGGCGCCGCGATGACCGGCGGCCGCATCATCCTGAATATCCATAGCAACCAGCAGGCGCAAACAGGCAACGGAACGGCCGATAAATACTACCAGGCGGTCAACTTCGCCGCCGACGCGTCGTTCAACGAGGGCGGCACGGCGCTGACGGCCGCCGCCGCGCGCGGCCATAATTTCACCGGTGGCGGCTACGCGCGGCTGCACGCGGGGGCGACCAACTGGTACGCCAATGTCGGCTTTGAGATGGACATCGCGGCCGAGGCAGGCTCTTCGATGCTGCGTCAGATGGGCCTCACGATCGCGCACCTGACCGGCCACGCCGTGCAGGGCGCGATGGATGACGCGGCGCTGTTGTTCGCTGATCAGGGCAACGCCGCCGGGTGGGCCGACCTGATCAAGATCGGCGCCGGTGTCGCGTCCGACCCACTGGACAGCGTGAACGGCTCGATCATCCACTGGGTGCCTTCCGGCAACGTGGCGACGAAGCCGCCGGCGGCGAAGGCGGGGGTCGATCTGCGCGTCGGCGCGATTTCCGGGGATGCCTGGGCCAGCACCCGGCACGTGCTCAAGGGCGACGGGACGGCATACCACTTCAACAGCCGCATCTCTCAGACGGCGACCGGCGTGGCCATCGACGTGCCGCTCAACGTTGGGTCTTACGTTTCCGTGGCTGGCGGGGGCACGGGCAACACGTCAGGCGATCTCTACATCGACAACGCCGACGTGCCCGGCGTCTGGAAAGCGACGGCGGTGACGGGCGGCGTGGTGACGGCGGCGGCGCTGGCGCAAGGGTCGCAGCCCTATTCGGCGACCTCCCCCGCCACGCTGACGTTGACCAACCTCAACCCCGTCAACGGCGGCGCGTTCACCGTCAATGTGGCGTGGGCCGCTAACACGGCGCTGTCGCTGCAACCCTCGGGCGGGGCGACGCAGATCGGCGGCAACCTTCAGCACGTCAATCCGTCGAACTATACCTACAACATCACGTCCAACAACATCGCCTCGCACACCGACCCGTGGATGGTCAGTTTCATCTGGGTCGGCAACAGCGGCGGCGCGGGCACGCCGCTTACCGGCATCAGCGCCGTCAACAACTACCTGATCAACGACATCGTCAGCATCAACGGCAACGTGCAGGGCGTGAGCATCACGCACAACATCGCGCCCAACGGCAACGCGGCGAGCGGGTCGCGTTCGGCGTTCACCGCCTCGTTGATTCAACTCGGCTCCAGCCAGGGCGGTACGATCACCGGCTCCGGCATTTCCTCCGGCGCGGTCATCAACGCCTGGGGCCGGTCCAATCTCGGCGGCATCAGTACGCTCTATACCGGCGCGCTGAACGGGCTCAACGCCGTGGCGAAGATCCAGAACGGCGCGACGTACGTGCTCGGGAGCAGCGGTTTCGAGATCGACACGTCAGCCGAAACCGGATCGAGCTACACCGCGATCACGCAGCAACTGAACGTCGTGCTCGGCACGCATCAGGTCAGGGGCTACCTCAACGAGAACATGAGCCAGTTGATCGCGGCCCAGGCGGGGGCCGTCGCGGATCTGATGTATGGCACGCGCTTCATCGACCAGAGCGCCGCCAATCCGTTCGATCCGAAGGCGAAACTGACCTATGTCGGGCGCGATAATGCCGCCGCCGTCGCCACCGTCGCGTCCAATCTCGATCACGGCAACACCACGGTCGGCGCGTTTCACTCCCGCGCTCCTTATTCGCAGACCGTGCCGTTGCAGGCGAACGGGATCACCGGGGCGACAAGGCTGACCAGCGACGGGGCCGCGGCGTCATCGTTCATCTACGAGGCGATCAAGACCGGCACCGGCTCCGGCTACACGTCCAATCCAACGGTAACGGTCACGGGCGGCGCGGGCGCGGTCGTCAATGCCATCCAGGGCCAGGGCAACGTCGTGGCCAAGGTCGGCGTCTACAACCCCGGCACGGGCGTCCCGGCGGAAGCCACGGCTTCGGTGTCGGGCGCGGGCACCGGGGCGACGGTCGCGCTGGTCATGGCCGGCAACACACTGAATTTCGGCATCAACAGCGCCATTCATTGCGAGGCGCGGATCGTCATGCGCTCGACCACGGGCGAGGCGATCTGCTGGTCCTGCGAGTTTGGCGCCCGGATGGGCGCGACGGCGAGCACGACGGCGATCATCGGTGCCCCGGCCTGGACCCAGGTGTGGGCCACGGCGGGCGCCCCGGCGGCGATCGGGATCTCCGCGCCGGCAGCCGACACGACGCTGGGCGCGATCAATATCACGGTCACACCGACCTCGCTGACCTGGTCGGGCGGCGGTCAGGTGCGGATGACCAAATCATCGAGGGTATGACATGGACGCTGTCGATTACGATCCCGACATTCTCGCCCGCGAGGCTCGCGCGCCACAGCCGCCGCCACCCGAGAGCGAGGCGCTCCAGCAGATGCTGTCTGAGGCGCTCAATCGCGAGATGATCCTACGCGCCGAGATCATCCGGCTGCGGCGGGCCGCGCCGGGATGAGCGGGACGCGCCCTTACGGCGTCGGGCCTTACGGCGTCGGCCCCTGGCCGACTTATATTGTGCGCGAGCTGGCCGGGCTCGCGGTGGCCGGCGTGGCTACGCGCGGCGGCGTGGCGTTCGCCTGGGCGCCCCAGAGAGCGCCGTGCGAGACGGGCGCCTGGGCGGCCGTGCCGGGGTGCGCCACGGGCGTCTGGACGAACCCGGCCGGGTGCGGCACGGGCGCGTGGAAGGTGGCGGCATGAGCTACACGCTGACCCCCAGACTTGGTCTTTATAAACCGGCGCCAAACGCCGACGACAACGCGTGGGGCACGCATCTGAACCTCAACAGCGATGCTTTGGACGCGCTGCGCGGTGAGATTGCTTATGTCGCGGATTATGGCGGGTCCATCCAGGCCGCCATCGACAGCCTGCCGGCCACCGGCGGCGAGGTCATGCTGTCATCCAATACGACTTATACCGTGAGCGCGACATTAAGCATCACCAAACCCAACACGCGGCTGACGGCGCCCTCACCGGCCACGGTCATTCGCCGTGCTTCAGCGTTCACCGGCGGTCTGCTGATCGACGCGAGCGGCACGGGTTGCGTGCTCGACGGGTTCACGGTCGATGGCAATTCCGTCGTCGCGTCACGCTTCGATGTCAGTGTCACGGGGCGAAACGGCCTCGTGCGCGGCGTGTCGTTCATCAACAACGCCGGGCCGGGATGCCTCTCGCTCGCCGGACAGAACAGCCGGGCCACCGGCAACACGATAACCGGCCTCGGCACGGTGCTCACCACGGAACGCGGTTATGGCATCTGGGCGGTCAATCACGTTACCGTCATGATCGACCACAATACGATCACCGGCACCGGCATCGACGCCATCGGCTTTGACGGCGACGGCTCCCAGGTCGTCGGCAACAGGGTCTCCGGGTGCCACACCTGGACCGGGAGATCCGGCGGTCAGATCGCGTCGTACTACGTCACGCTGGGTAGTGGCGTCGGAACCGGGCAGGCCGTTGTCGGCAACACGATCGGCCCTCCCGGCGGCCCACAGGGCGGCGGTATCGAGGCGTGGAACCCCGGTATGGTTATTTCCGGTAACGCCATCGACCGGCAGCCGATCGCCGCCATCACCATCTTTGGCAACGGAACGGCGTTCACCGGGAACGCGGTGCGAAATTGCGGCGGCGTCGGTGACGCCGTGGTGGTCGCCGCCGGGGTGACGGACTTCATCATTTCCGGCAACCTGATCATCGACCAGCAGACGACGCCGACCATGCGCTATGGCATCGCGGTTTATTCCGGCGCGTCGGATCGTTACGAGATCATAGGCAACCTGATATCCGGTAATACCGCCGCGGCGGTGTTCGACCAGGGCACCGGAACGCACAAGACGGTCGTCAATAACCAGGGTAACAGCGACGGCTCGCTGCCGTTGAAGGGCGGGGCGATCACCGGGCTGGTGACGCTGACGCCGGACACGTCGGGCAAATCGGCCATCACGCTCGACGGCGCGACGGGCGGGCAGGCGCGGAACTTCCTGGCCACGACCGGCGGCGTGGCCCGCTTCCGGCACGGCATGATCGCCGGGGCGCTTGCCGACAGCAACTGGAACGTCGCCTGTTTTAACGACGCCGGCGCGTTCCTGCTGAACGCGTTGGCGATCGACCGCGCGACGGGGCTCGTGACGTTGGGCGGCGCGCTCCGGGTCACGGGAAACGTGGGCTTCAACAACACGGCGCCGATCGCGAAGCCCAACGTGACCGGCGCGTGGGCGGGCAATGCCGCCGGCAAGGCATTGTCCGCCGCGCTGGCCGCGCTCGGCCTGATAACGGACGGCACGACGGCATAAGGAGAAAGACTGAGATGGCGACCAACGCGGGCTAGATGAGCCAGACACCACCCGGAGATCCGCAATGGTATGCGGCGGATGGGAAATATCACTATGGCTACGCCAACCTGCCCAACCCGGCGCGACCGCACACCGTACTCCCCTCGACCGGCACCCGACGCGACTACTGGCGGCGCAACGGATCATGGTCCGGCAGCCGCGGGATCGGCGGGTGGTTGATGCGGGTGCCCAGAGACCCGGCCGGGACGTGGTATATCTCGCTGGCCGATGACAGCGTCGAGACGACCCTGGTGACGCCACCAACGGCGATGCGGCCCCCGGCCGGGGTGCGCTGATGCCAGACGCCACGACCCCGGTGCTCGGTCTCACCCAGCCCGAGGTCGGCGCCTCGCGCGACAGCTGGGGTGCGAAATGGAACAATAACGCAAGCATCCTCGACCAGTACGTCTCCCAGGCCATGCCGATTGGCGGCCTGCTCGACTTCGCGGGCGGCACACCGCCGTCCGGCTGGCTGGCTTGTGACGGCCGGGCGATTTCCCGTGTCACCTACAGCGATTTGTTCGGCGTGGTGGGCACCGCGTTCGGCGCGGGCGACGGCTCCACGACGTTCGCGCTGCCCGATTTCAGGGGCCGGTCGGGCGTTGGCGCGGGCACCGTCACGGACCAGGGCGGCCTCGCGTTCGGTTTCGGTTTCGCGACGAAATGGGGGTTCGTCTACCAGACCGTCGCGCAGAGCAACCTACCTAATTACAACCTCACCGTCAGCACCGCCGCCGGACACAGTCACGGTGGGGCGTCCGCTACCGCGGGCAACCACGGGCATTCGCTCGACACGCAGGGCAGCCACAGTCACGGCGGTATCACCGGAACCGAGAGCGCGACCCACTTTCACGGCGGCACCACCGATCTCGCCGGCGAGCATCAGCACGCGTATTTGATGGCCACGCCGGGCAGCGGTTCGCTCGCGGCCGGTGGCTCGGCCACGGTGACACCCACGCTGAGCGCCACGTCGAACGGCGGCCTGGCCAACCATCAGCACACTTTCACGACCGGCGGCGAAAACACGACGCACACGCATCTCATCCAGACGGACGGCGCTCATACGCATGGCGTCTTCGCGGCGGGCGATCATCAGCACGTCATCAACGTCGATGGCGTTCACACGCACGCGGTCAACCTGGGCGGCGGCGGCGTGCCGATGCTGGTGCTGTCGCCGGTGCTGACGGTGACCAAGATCGTCTACGCTGGCACACAAGCCTCCACGCGCGCGGTGCTCGACGCCGCCCCGGCGCCCGCTTCGTTCGCTGACGCCACGGACGAGATGGCGGCCATTCGCGAGGAACTCGCCGCGCTGAAGGCGTTGCTGATGCCGGCCACGCGGCGGGTCATGAGCAGCCCGTCGAGGGGGCCGCATTAAGCCATGCCACGCGTCCCACAGGCACCCCCGCCGGGCATCGTGCGGAACGCCACGCCCGAGGCGACACCGGGGCGATGGTTCGATTGTAACCTGGTCCGGTTCCGGGGCGGGCAGCTCCAGCCGATCGGCGGCAACGTGGCGATCGTCGGTTCCGGCGTCTCCGACCTGCCGCGCGACATGCTCACGTGGCACGACAATTCGCGCGTCCGCTGGGCGGCGTTCGGCACCGACACGAAGCTGTATGTATATCGTTTCGATACACAGGCGCTAACGGATGTAACGCCCGCCGGTGTCGGCGCGCTTGATCCGCCGGGCGCGCTCGACGGGTATGGCCTGGGCGACTACGGCTCGGACGCTTACGGCACCAGTCGGGACGCCGGCGACATCGGCCCGCAGGATATCGCCGCGACGATGGGCGATCGATGGTCGATGGACACGTTTGGCGAGGATTTGTTGGTCGTTCCGACGCAGGACGGACACCTGTTCCGCTGGTCGCCCCTGACGCCAACGGTGGCCGCCGCGTTGGTGACCGGCGCGCCGGACCAGAACCGCGGCGTCATCGTGACCGACCAGCGGCACGTCGTGCTGCTCGCGTCGGGTGGCGACCCGCGCAAGATCGCGTGGTCGGATCAGGAGAACCCGAGCGTTTGGGTGGCCGACGTGACCAACCTCGCGGGCGACAAAATGCTACAGACACAGTCCTACGCGATGACGGCGGCGAAGGTCAGCGACGGCATCCTGATCTTCACCGCCAACGACGTGCATAAAATGCAATATGTCGGCGCGCCTTACGCTTACGGCATCAACCAGATCGCGGCCGGGTGCGGCCCGCTGTCGCCGCGCGCGGTGGTCGGCGTCGGCTCGCTGCTGGCGTGGCCGGGCACGCAAACGTTCTGGAGTTACAACGGCACCGTGCAGCCGTTGAAATGCGATGTCATGGATTGGTTCTTCTCTCTGCTCAATCGTTCGATGGTCGGGCGCGTGTTCGGCTCTCCCAACCCATCGTTTTCCGAGATGTGGTGGGACTGGCCCGACGAGGGGTCGCTGGAGTGCGACCGTTACCTCGCCCTCAATTTCGGTGACCCCGCGCACCCCTGGACCATCGGGGTTCGGCGCCGCACGGCAGCCGATCCGGCCGGGACGATGGATTACCCCGTGCTAGGTGGTCCGCTCGGGGTGGGCGGGAGCCTGTTCCTGCATGAGTATGGCTGGACAGACAATGGCGTGCCCCGCGCGCCGGCGGGCGAGGTCTACGCGGAGAGCGGCAACATCGTGCTGGGCGAAGGCGATAAAAGGTATCACACAAAACAACTCGTGTTCGACGCCGACCCGTCCGCGGCGCCGATCGGGTATCGGTTCTTTGTCCGTGAGCAACCGTCCGACACGGCGGGCGAGTTCGACACCGGGCTCTATACCGAGATCCACGGCGGGCTCATGGACATGCGTTTCTCTGGCCGCTCGGTCAGGATGCGAATGGAAGCCCTCTCTGACGCTTCGTTCGCGGTGGGCAGGCCACGCCTCGAGATGCGCCCCGGCGGGCGGCGTTAACCGATGGCGATGCGCCCCTACCACCCGCCCCCGCCGTTCAGTGTCCCGGCGGGGGGCACGATCGAGGACCGGCTGAACGCCATCGCCGTCGAGCTCAACCGCAAGGCCAACGCCGGCGTCGGCAATACGGCGGTCCAGTTCGTCGGGCTGCTGTCGCCTGACGGGACCACATGGAAACTATCGGTGGACAATGCCGGCGTCGTTCACACGGAGGTCGTGCCGAGATGATGCTACCTGTCGCGTGCCCATCGGATTTTCGACGCGGCGGACATTTTCTGGCGTGTCTCCAGGCTTACTGGCGTGCCGCGGCGGCGTTCAAGAACCTCCGCGAGGTTCTCCTGGTTCGTGCAAATGCGAACGTTGCCCATCGCATACGGCCCAATGTCACCACTGCGCGCCATACAGTAGTTCTGTCTTCCTCTGCCACGCTGATCAAGCTGGCCGCTTTCAATCCAGATGTTAAGCCATTCCTCAAACGTCAGCAGAAACGCGTTTCCACGTTTTTTCGCGTTCTTCTTATGCCCCAGATAAGCATACAGGATCGGGTCTTTCTCCTTCTGGGTGGCCTTCGACTTCCTGGCTGTTGCTTTGGTTTTTTCAGGATCGCGCGACCGCCATTCGCGCATATGCCCGGCTCCGTCAGTCAGAACGTACCGCTCACGCATGTATGCTCGGTGTTTTTCGCGATTGGCCGCGCGCCAGTCGCGGGCGGCTTGCCGGTTATAGGCACGACGCGCGTCTTGGTCTTTAAGGGGCATCAGCTTCGATCCTTGATCGCATCAGGGGTCGTGGTCAGGGGCGGCGTTGGTGTTTCAGCACCAATGCCGTTCCGGTTATACCATGCTCTGGGAGCATTGCCATGTTGACGCCAGAGGAAAAACGAGCCCGGTTCGAAAAGGCACTGGACTATGGCGGGAACACGCACACCGTCGCGGACGTGACTGATCTTGTCAGAGCCGGAAAGGCGCAATTCTGGCAGCGTGGCGATGGCGTAATCATCACGGAGCTGTACGAGTATCCGCGCTTCCGGGCGGTCAGTTTCTGGCTGATGTCGGGCACGGTCCCCGATTGCATGGCGCTGGAAGACGACATCCTGTCGTGGGCGGGCGACCAGGGTTGCACGATGGCGATTTCAACCGGCCGCAAGGGTTGGCTCTACCACGCGCGCAAGACCGGCTGGCGGCCACGCCCGCATATGTTCCCGGTGTGGAAACCTCTGACGGAGCCCGCGACGTGAGCAAATCCAAGCCGCAGACGACGACCGCCGAAACGTCATCCAGCACCCAGATCCCTGACTGGCTGACCAACGCCGCGCAGCAGGCGGTCACCACGGGCCAGGATCTCAGCCAACGACCTTACGACCCTTATACGGGCCAGATCGTGGCCCAGCCGGGCGCCGACACGGCGCAGTCGTATCAACAGGTCCGCGACATGCAGGGCCAGCAGACGCCCGCTTTCGACGCGGCGAAGGGCGCGTATGGCAACCTGTTGGGCTCGGTCAATCCGATCACGGCCGGCGGCGTCAACGACATCGCCTCGCAGCTCTACGGCGGTTATCAACAGAACGTAATTAACCCGGCGCAGGGGTTGCTCGGGCAGTTCGCCGCCGGCGGCCCGGCGACGGCGCAACAGGTCGGGAACAACGCCAGTGCGTTGATGTCGCCTTACGCGCAACAGGTGATCGACCCGACCATCGCGGCCGGGCAGCAGCAACTGGCGCTCGCAAATCAGAAAATCGCCGGTCAGGCGGCCAATGTCGGGGCGTTCGGCGGCTCGCGCCAGGGCGTCAACGAGGGCGTGGCGTCGGCGCAGACGGCGTTGGGCACGCAGCAGCAGATCGGCAATATGTTGCAAACCGGGTGGGGTCAGGCGCTGGCGCCGGCCAGTCAGCTCGCGTTGCAGGGCGGACAGCAGGCTTACGGCGCGGCCGGGCTGCTGTCGAACCTCGCCTCGACCGGCTACGGCAACGCCGCGACACAGGCGGGCAACATCGCCAACCTCAATTTGCAAGGCGGCCTGAACGCCGCGTCGGGCCTCACCGGCGCGGCCACGGCCGAGCAGCTCGCCAACCAAAAAGACGCCAGCCTGTTGCAGACGATCGGCGCCGGGCAGCAGAACCAGCAGCAGCAGCAAGACAACGCGGCGATGAGCCAGTTTTACGAGCAGCAGGGCTGGCCCGTGCAGAATTTAGACCTTTTGCTCGGCACGCTCGGCGGCGTGCCTTATTCGACCAACAGCACCGGCACCAGCAGCCAGACCGCGACATCGAGCAAGAACGTGGCGGGCGGTGTCGCCGGCGGGGCATTGTCGGGCGCGGCCACCGGAGCGGCGTTCGGACCCTACGGCGCCGCGGCGGGTGCCGTGGTAGGCGGATTGTTGGGAGCACTCGGCTGATGTCAGGCACGATCGACCCGGCTTTTCTGGACAGTCTGTTCTCCACCGGCGCGGGGTCGGCCTATTCGCTGCCATCGGGGTCGCTGCCGAGCGGCTTTAACGCCAATGAATTTACCCCGACCTACGCCGGCGGCACGGATACCACGGGCGCCAGTTCCGGCGACCTGGCCAAGGCACTGGCGGGGTTGAGCAAGGGCATGGGCGGCAACGCCCCGGCCGCCGGCGGTCAGCCGCTACAGGCGCCGTCCCCAGGCGTCGGCCCCACCGGGCAGCCGCACGCCCCATCGTCGCTCGATCAGCTCGTGCGCTTGCTGCAACAGCGGCGCGAGGCGTTGCTCAATTCAGCCACCGGCGTCGGGCAGACCGCGCAGTCGATGCCGGCGGCCAGGGCAACAGGATTGTTAGGTTTCTGACATGGCCGATGACCCCAAAGACCAGCAGCAGCAACAGACGTGGTCCCCGCCGGGCAACTGGCAAGACCCGACCTCTCAGGGCAATGATTTCTGGACCAACCTCGGGCAGATGATGGGGACGAACATCCAACCCCAGAACGCCGCGCAGGCGCAATCGATCGCCGCGGCGGGGTGGACATCGCGGCCCACGGCGGGCGCTGGTGGCGGGGGCGTTGGGGGCATTGGGGGCGGGGCGCCGGGTGCGGGGATGACGCTCGAGCAGATCATGCAAATGCTACAGCAGCGCCAGGGCACGCCCCAAGGCGCGGCCGTGCCCGGCCTGCTGGGGAGGGTTTAATGGCCGACGACACCACGCCTGACACCGCCGCCGCGGGTGGCCTGGATCAGGCGACGTTGCAACAACTCATCGCCCAGACGCTACGCCCGCCGCCGGTGGCGCAATCAAACGCGCCGACCGCCTCGTCCCACGAGGGACGCGGTTTCCTGTCGTTGCTGGGCGAGGCGCTCGGCGGCGGTCAGCAATACGGCTCGACGGCGGAACGCGAGCAGGGCGGGCTGTCGGCGGCGCAGGCGATGGGTCTGCGGATGATGGCGGCGTCGGATTACAGCTACCAGCCGCACACGCTGGGCTCGATCATCGCGCAGGGCCAGATGGGCGCGCGGCAAAGCCTGGGCGAGACGCAAAGCGTGTCGGCGGCCCGTGCCGCGGCGGCTTACGACCAGCAGCGGCAGGGCCAACAGGACCAGCTCGCGCGGATCAAGGACGCGATCCCGTTGCTGACGCTGCAACAGAAGATGCAGCAGATGCAGGGGTTGCCGCCCACGCTCGCCGGCGGGGGGACAAACACCAATATCGGCACGGCCGGTGGCGGCTCGGTTGAGGTGCCGCCCGAATACATGCCGTTTTATCAGGAAGCGTCGGCGCGCACGGGCATCCCGGTCGAGATACTCATCGCGCAGCACCGGCAGGAGTCCGGCTTCAACCCAGGCGCCACCGGCGCGGCGGGGGAGATCGGCATCGGCCAGATATCGCCAAAGACGGCGGCCGATCCAGGCTACGGCATGACCGGGATCAAGAACCCGGCGCAACTGCGCGACCCGCGCACCAACATCAACTTCGCCGCCGATTACTTCGCCGCCAAGGCGAAAGCCAACGGCGCTGACTTCAGCACGCCGCAAGGCATCGCCAAGGCGCTGAAACTCTACAACGGTGGCGGCGATCCGGACTACGTCAACCATGTCCTGCGCTACGTGCCGGGGGCGAAGACGACCGCGGCGGCACCCCCTGGCGCACCCACGCCGGGAACGGCGACGGCACGGCCCACGCTACCAGCACCCGAGGCGCCGATCGCGCCATCGGCCGGCGCCCAGGTCGCCGGGCCGGGAGCACCCACCACGGGTGGGCCGGCGCCGACGATGCCTGGCACGGCCGCCGACGTGGCCGATATTCGCGCGGGCATGGTCGGTGCCGGCGCCGATCCGACGACGCTGGCGCCCGGTCCAGGGTCCGCCCCGGCGCCGGGCGGCGTGGTCGTGGCGGCGGGGCCAGGCGGGCCGACCGCGCCGGCCCCCGACAGCTACGAGGCATACCAACAGGCGCACCCGATCGCGCCGCCGAGCACCGACCAGCAGCGGCTGTTCAACGCGCAGCCCGACGCTGACCAGCTACGCCAGATCGCGGAACAGAAGAAAAACGCCGAGCTGCTCTACCAGCAGGCCAGGCGCGGCGCGGACCCGGCGGCGGCGGGGAAGGCGCGCGAGGACTACAATGCGATCCTCGACAAGGAAAACACGCTCCGCGAGAACGCGCGCAAGCTCGCCGTCGAGCAGCAGGCGCGCTGGATCGAGCAGCAGGACAAGCAGCGGTTCGACGCGTGGACCAAGGAACGCGACGACGCGCGCAAGCAGGCTGATACCGAAACGACACAGAAGAACGCGTTGGCGCTTGAAGAGGCCAGGGCCGAGCAAGCCCGCAAGACAGCGGCGGCGGCGACCGAGGGCACCCGCGTCTCCAAGCAGCGCGACGAGTTCGACACCGCGCGCGATCAGATACGAAACAACATCGATAATTTTCAGATGCTGAAGGCGTTCAGCGATGCCGCCGGCAAATCCACACCGCTCGAAAACTTCGATTATGGCGGCCACACGGGGCGCGATATTCTGGTCTCGGCCGGTCTGGGTACCCAGGCGCAAAAAGAGAAATGGGGCGCGCAACAGGCGTTCGAGGGACTGATTAACAAAACCATCATGGGGCTGCGGTCAGGGTTCTCGATGGGATCGCTGTCCGATGGCGACATGCGGTTTCTGCAACATCTTGGGCCGAGCCAGTTGCAAGACCCGACGACGCGCGCCGATGTGATTTCATATCTGGAACAGTCGGAGTTTCGTAAGCGCGACTTCATGAACAAGGTCGAGGACTTTTATGACGACGGCAAATCTGGCGTTACATGGGCGCAGGCTCGCCGCAAAGCCGAAGCGAGCCTGCCGGATTACGTCGTGAAGATGCCCGCCGATTTCGCCGCCCGCCCACCGGCCGCGCAGCACGAGTTTTTGCGACAGAACAATCTGCGGCACGGCAATCTGGTGCGTCTGCCGGATGGCACGCTCACCCGCATCGAGATAGGGCAGTAACATGGCCGAGGGAGACGACGCCCCCATTCGCTTCAACAGCATGGGCACCACGCTCCCGGCTGGCGCGACCGCGCCGGCGGCGACCGACGATGACACGGCGCCGGTCAGAACGCCGTCGATACTGTCCACGTCGATGAAGAAATTACCGACCGCGACCGGCCCGGGCCAATCATGGGACGACTGGCTGGCGGCGCAGGGGCGTGGCCTTGGGCTCGGAACGCGGGACGTGATCACGGGCCTCGCCACCCCATTGACCGCCGCGCTCGACCTGGGGACGTGGCTGCCGCGCGTCGGCGTTCGCGCGGCGGGCGGGACCGCCACCGCGCCCTCGGATATGCTGCAAAACCTGCTGACCGGGATCGGCCTGCCCAGAACGGAGCAAGATCCGAAGCTACGCACGCCGCAGGACCGGGCGGAGGCGGCTCGGTCGCTGGTGAACGAGGCCGGCGCCTCGATGATCACGCCGATGGGGATCGGCACGAAATTGCCCCAGGTAGTGGACGCGGCGCCCGCCCTGGTGCGTCCGTTCGTGGGGACGGCCCCGGTCAGTTCCGGCCCACTGGCGGCTGGTCAGGTCGCCGCCGGTGGCGCCGGCGCGGCCGCCGGCGAGGCCGCCGCGTCATCGGATTACGTGCCGGATTGGCTCAAGCCGTCCGTGAGGCTGGCGGGCAACGTCGTCGGGGCCGGCGTGACGGGCAAGATATCCGACGCGGTCGGCAAGCTGTGGAACATGAGCCAGGGCGCGCTGACGGATATGGCCGCCGCCCTGGAACGGTTACGGATATTCCCGCGCTCGGCGGGGTCGGTCACGGAGAACCCCAACACGCGCGTCCTTGAGGCGGGAGTGACGAAGGCGCCATTTTCGGCTGGTGTGATGCAACCGGCCCAGCGCGACACGTCGGGTCAGTTCCATGCCGCGGTGGAGGACACCGCCAGACTGCTTGGCCCCGAGGCGACAAAAGCCGAAGCCGGGGGCAGCGTGCAGCGGATCTTGCAGGACTGGCACGCCAACACGTTCCCGAAAGAGCAGGCCGCGGTGTGGAACCCGTTGAACGAAAAGCTCGCCGGCGCGCCGGTGGACCCGACAGCCTACCGCATGGCATTGACCGAAATGGCCAACCCCCCGGCGCTGGCGGGCATGCCCGCGACGCAAAAAGCTTTCGGGTCCGGCACCGCGCAAGGTTGGCTGGACGCGCTGACGGCCGATCTGCCGATGGGCAAGACGATGACGTGGGAACAGGCGCACGCCATCAAGAGCCAGATCGGCAAGGCGATGGGCACGCCGGAAATCATCGACAGCCTGGGGATGGACCGGCTGCGTTCGCTTTACGGCGGGATCTCGGAAGGCATGAAGGGCACCGCCGAGGGTGCCGGGCTGGCCAAGGAGTTCGGCGCGGCCAACCAGAGCACGGTCGACGCGCACAATTTCATCGACACGACGTTGGCGAAAGCGATCACCGCGCGTAACCCCGGGCAGGAGAAAACCAGCCCCGACGCGGCGGCGACGGCTCTGCTCAACAGCAACGACGCGATGCAACAGCTTCGCGACCGGGTGCCCGCGGCGGCCGACGCGCTCGCGGCCTATCAACTCCGCCGCGCCGTATTGGCCACCGCGGGACAGCAGGGCGCCACGGACGTACCGTCCGCCGGCTCGTTTCTGACCAGAATGCGCGGCCAGCAAATCGACCGACCCGAGGGGACGGCGGCGCTATACGGCGACCCAACGGTGGCCCAGAACCTGCGCGACCTGTTGAGAGCCGCCGGCAACGTCAAGGAAACCGAGCGGCTGATGAATACGTCCAACACCTCCGGGGCGTTGCAGACCGGGCAGGCGGTGACGGCACCGGTTCGTTGGGCGATGGCGCACCATTATGGCGGGTTGCCTGCTCTCGCCGCCGCCGTGGCGACCGACGCGGCGCCGTATGTCACGGCCAAAGCGCTGACTTCGCCTCTGGGGATCAGAATGGCATCGACACCACCGGGGCCACGCCTGCCGATGGACCCCAAGGTGGCCGGCTTGCTCGGGTATCTCTCAGGTCAGTAATCGCGGTGGTGGCAACCGCCGCTCATGATGGCGAACCAAAAAATCCCGCCGGGCACGAATACCCACCAGTATTCGGCCGCCCAGGCCACGAGCATGACCAGAACCATGCCGAGCGGCGGAAAGACCAGCGCCGCTATGAACAGGATGCCCAGGAGCGCCCACATGTCAGCGTCTCCAGCCGAGCGGCGGGGCGGGCGGGGTGGGGTCCGGTATCGTGATGCCTGGGCTGCCCGGGGGCAGCGTGGGCGGCATCCAGTGGCCCGTCGTGTTGGGCACGGGGGCATACTGACGCGGCGCCCACGGCCCGTTGGGGCCGGCGGGATTGTATTGCGCCAGGATGACGAGCGCGGCGAGCGCGATTATGTGCGGGGTAGCCATCGCGAGGTTCCTTCTCGTGGTCGGTCAGGGCCGGTGACCGGCGTTAGCAGCGCCGCCCGGCCCGCCCTTTATAGCACAGCGTCAGGCAGCGGGTCGATGCCAACGTCGCGGGCCCGCTCGATCCACCAGTCGACCCCGGCGCGCGTCAGGATCTGGTCGATCTCGGCATACAGGCGGTCGGCGCCGATCGTTCGCCGGTGCCGGTCATCGATCCACGACCGTAGCCACACACGCAACACCGCGATGTCGCGCGCCGACAGGGCATCACCTCGGCGGTAGCGGGTCAGCGTCTGGCTGACGTGGTCGGTGGTGTCCATCGGTCTCCCTTTCCTGAGCAATCTTGCTTGCTTGATCAACGGGTTATCCACAGGTTGGTACGGAGTACATCAAGGGTAGATCTAACGATCTACTAATCTACGCGCGCGCGCGCGTGTTGGGCGGGTTGACAGGTGTCCCGAATAGACCACAGTCGGGTACGTAAAAGAACACCAGTCCTCGGCCCGAGTCGGAGTTATGCACAATGCCCCGTCGCCACGACCTGCTGACCGTGCCCCAGGCGACCCGGCTCCAACAGTTGGTTCTGAACTTCCCTGACGTGCCTCACCGCGTCAGAATGGCTATTGTCGGGACGGTCGAACGTGAGACCGAAACGGGAACAGGAGGATGGGGCTTCATGATGGTCGATATGTTTCGTGTCCGCGCCATGCGGAAATGGCTGCGGCTGAACGCCAAACGAAGCGTCAAAACCAGCGAACTCTGGGATCTGTGCCTGGAGTTGGCCGACCGCTTCGACGGCGAGGTGCCGATCGACCGACCGAAAATGGCCGCAGAGATGGAGACCAGCGTGCGCGATCTCGGACGGATGCTGTCCGACCTCGCCAGATGCAACGCCCTGCTGCGGGAGCGCGACGGGCGGTTTTTCCGCTACCGCGTCAACCCCCGCGTGGCCACGAACCTGCCGCTGGAACCCCGAGAGATCGCTCAACGGGCGGCGCCTGAAATCGCCGGCGTGTCAAACCGGTATCCGTTCACGGAGTTGCGCGCGGTGGCATGATGGCACGCCATCACCCGCCGATTTTGGCGCGGTCTGTTGTGTTCGGCACACCGGTCGCGGCCTCCGCCGCCCATCTGTCGCCCTGCTCCGTCAGGCGCTCGGCCGCTTCAAGCCGGCTGATCGTGTTGTGATACCTGCCGCCGCCCTCGCCGGTGGTCCACGTCATCGGCACCGGTCCCCAGCCCATCGCCGCCTCGTTCCGCAGATCGTGGGCCAACTTGTAACAGGCGTATGCCATCGTTGACGGCACCAGCCCGTAATACTGGACCCGCCGGCCGTAGCGGGGCGCGGGGCCGGTCACCGTCTTCGCGCCCGCTCGAGATCGGCGGTGAACGGCCACTCGCCGCTCGCGTGGGCGCGCAGCACATAGGCTTTGATCTTCACGGGGTCCGACGAAATCTCGTCGCCGCAGTCATACCAGACGTAAAAGCACGCGAGGCAGATGGCCGCGTGGCCATGCCACATCGAGTGGCGCACGTAATCAACTTCACGGTGGCAGCAATCACAGATCGTCATTACCCCACATGCCCCATTGGCAGCCGCTTGCGCGCCACCCAGGCGGCCCGGCGCTCAGTCACGCGCGCGTCGTCCACGATCTCATCGGCCGCGCGCTCCAGCCGCCCCACGCGCCACGCCACGGCCCGCAGCCGGGTCGCGATGGCGGCGGACCACGGGCTGACCTCGTCGGCTATCCGCTCGATGTCCTCGGCGCTGGTCGTCATGTCAGCTTCCCCGCGTCCCGTAGCCGCTCCAGCCGCGCGACCTCGTCCCTGCGCCCGGTCAGATCGCCCGCCGCCTTGACGCCCACCAGGATCGGCGGCGGCATCCGGGTCTCGTGACGCGTGTCCCGCCACAGGTGCAGCGTGTACGGGTGGTTCGAAACGTAGGTGCTTTCGGGCGGATGGAACTGGAGCACCGTTTCCTCCGGCTCCCAGAACAGGCTCTTGACGAAGCACATTTCCGGCCAGTTCGGGCAGCGGTTCACCACGGAAACCGACACGTGCTCCCACCCGTCCACCTCGGGCGCGGCGGCGTCGGAGGCCATGATGACAAGCTGGGCGCCGTTCGGCCCGGCGAGGCGAAACGCGCCGTTCATGCCGTAACCGTCGTCCGAGCCGTAAGGACCGCTTCGCACGCGCGCCCGCGACAATCGATCCGGCACGGCTTTCCTCATCGTCGGGCCTCATCAACGCATCGTTGACAAAAGGCATGCAGGTTAAACCACGCATCGGCCGGTTCGTCGCACGTGTCGCACGCGACGGGGATCGTTCCGCCGCCGTCGCAACGGTCGCATCTGACCATTTGGCCGTCAGGGTCGTTGGGTCCGCGACGGGGCACCCAAACGGTTCCGCCCTCGCAATTATCACAATATTCCGTCAATGTTTCGCGTGGAAATGTGACGGCGCGCGACTCGACAATACTGTCGGGTTGCGGGCATATTACCTGACGCTCGTCGGAGGTGCCCTGACGCGCGGCGTTGCCGAGCCGTGTCATGAAAGAGGGGACTGACAAAGGATGAGGCATGCGAGCGGCTCCGGTCGTTTGACCGGCAAGATGCTTACCGTGAGTAAGCAGATACGTCCAGCGGTCCACCCACTCGCCGGTGCGTCAGACCATGATCTGGCCTTCGACTGGTTCGCTTTCCGCTTCAATTTTATCCGGCATGTCGGCGGTACGAGCAATGCCCTCGAGGAAATTCTCGCGCGGGATCGGCCGCAGCCGAGCGAAATAACGCAGCATGGCGAGTTGGTCGGCGTCGGGGCGGATTGTTAGCCGGTCCATCGCGGCGTCGTCCTCGCCCATCAGCCACCCCACGCCGACGAGCGTGGCCTGGGCGATTTTCGATACGTTCTCCCGGCCCGGCTTTTTTCTGTGGCTTTCCCACTGCCCGACGAGGCCCCGGCTGACGCCGAGCATGGCTGCGAGGTCCGTCTGAGACAGACCAACGAGACCGCGCGCCAGGGCGATACGGTCACCAATGTCCATGCAGCCCACAACCGTCCCACTGTTCATGCAGCCCACAACCGTCCCACTGTTCATTCCTCTGGCCGGTTTGTCAACCACAGGTAAGCAACACCGGGGTTGCTTACCACAGGTAAGCATGCTGATCTGGCCGCATGGCGATGGCGACCGATGGCATGGACCTGATCCGATCGCGGCGCGGGCTGCTCGCGGAAGTGGCGCGCGGACTGGGCCTGACGCGCGGGGCGGTCACGCGCTGGCACCGCGTGCCGGCCGAGCGGCTGGCCGAGATCGAGGCGCTGACCGGCATCCCACGCGAGCGGCTGCGGCCTGATATTTGCCGGGCGCCGTGCCGCGCCGCCGCGCTGGCCGACTGAGATGCCATGACGACCGAAAACTACCGCACCGAACGAGGCTCGCGCGTTGAGATCAGCGGCAAGCATCGCGGTATTTCAGTGATCGATTTCGATTGGTTCGAAGAGGGCGCTTGCTTCGAGGCGCGGCCCGTCGCCGAGGTAAATTATCTCTTCTGGTCGTGCGATTGTTGCGGCTCCGGGCAGGCGCCGCTGATCCGGTGCGACCCATGACCCCGCTCCGCGACTTCGTGCCGATCAGTGAGGCCATGGCCCGCGTCGTCGGGCGCGTGATGCGCCGACAGCGGGAAATGGCGGACGAAGCGGCGCTCGTGGCGCGGCATCCGGTCGCCGATCCTGAAGACGAGCGGGCCGAGCGGGCGTTCGCCGAGCCGGAGATCGGGGCGTGAGCCACCTGCCGCTCGCCGCGCGGGCCGTCGCCGCCGCCGTCGTGGGCGTGTGGCTGTGGGCGCTCTGGGCGCTCGTGCAATGAACGCCGACGCGCGACGGCAGGCGTTACAGGACGCGCTGGACGCGGTGCGGCGGGCGCATGGCCCAATCGGTGACGAGACGTACTGCGCCAAAGCCCTGCGCGAGATGGTCGAGGCCCATGCCACGCCTCACTACGCCTGCGGGTTCTGCGGCGCTCCCGGCGCGAGCCGACGCGTGCCGCTCACCGCGCCCGACCGGGCGACCGAGATATACCGCTGGTTTTGCCATGCGATGTGCGAGGCCAACTGGAGCACCAACCAACCGCGCCCGGCGTCGGCGGCGCAAGCGGATCTGTTCCAGTGACGGATTTGGCGCCAACGATCCCCCGGCGCCGATCGCGTTACGGGCGGCGCGATGCCCGCCGACGTAAGCTGTTCCACTGCCAAACTGCCCCGGCGCCATGTGACGCAGGAGACCCCAGATGGCGCCGGGGTCTTTTGGTAATGGAGCGCGATCTCCTTTGTGACATCGACCCGCCGCACCAGAGCCGGACGGTGCCGGATGACAACAAGTTTCACGCGGGCAACGGCGACGACGGCAAGCACTACTGGATCACGCCGCCCGGTCTGTATGCGTCGCTGCACGCTGAGTTTCGGTTCACCTTCGACCCGTGCCCGTGGCCGCTTCCGGATGGCTTCGATGGCCTGACCTGCGCCTGGGGATCGTCCAGCTACGTCAACCCGCCATTCGGCTCGATCATCCATCAGGGGAAGAAAAAGGGGCCGACAGCCTGGGTCCGCAAAGCCATCGCCGAGGCGCGACAGGGCAAGCGGGTGGTGCTCGTCTACCCCGTCGATAAGTGGGTGCTGATGCTGCTGGAGGCGGGCGCGACCGTCCGCAATCTGGGCGACGTGCGATGGCTCGCCACGGAAGACGGCACCGAGGGCAACGGCACCGGGCGCCATGTCGCCTGCTTCGTGCTCGATGGCGCGTCATGAGCGGCGGCGGCACGGCGCACTGGTCAGCCGCCACGCCCGAGCGCTGCCCGTCGTGACCGACAAACCCGTCCAGCGCGAGTGGGCGTTCCAGCGCATGTGCAACGCGTTCCTGTCGAGAGCCCTGCCGCCGACAGCCTACGTCACGGCCATCGACATCGGCTCGGCCGGCTCCGCGCGTCAGGGCATGCTGCGACGCGCCAGAGGCGTGCTGCCGGGCATCGCGGACATTCTGATCGTTCACGACGGCACGACGCTCTGGGTTGAACTCAAAGCCGGTTCGTCACTGTCGCCGGCGCAGAAGATGTTCCGCGAACGTATCACCGCGAACGGCCATCTGTGGGCGCTCGCGCGCACGACCGAGGAACTGGAAGCCGCGCTGATCGACGCCGGCATTCCGCTCCGCGCCACCGTCACCGGCATCCGCGACCGCATCGCGGAACAGAACGAACGCCTGCCGAAAAAACGCCCGCGCGCCAAAGCGCCGCGACCGCTCAATGCCATGTCGGTGGCGCGATATCACCGCCTCAACCGAAAGGGTCTGCTGTGAAATCCCTCGTTGTGCGCTTCACGTTTCCCGTCACCGCCGACGAGCTCGGCTTTTACAACGTCTCGCCGGAAGTGCGCGCGTGGCTCAAGGAAACGAGCACGCATAAGATCGCCAGCCTCGGCAAGATGACCACCGACCCGATCGAGCCCGGCGGCCTGCCGAAACGAGCGCGGCGCCCCACGGCGGCGCCGATCGATGCCGCGGCGAACGGTGAACTCAATGAGCCGGTCTAGCCCCGCACCGCACCTGCGGCCGGTGGGGTTGAGCGGTATACCGCGCGCCGACGCGGCGATACTTCGCACCATTGAAACCCTGCGGGTCGCCCAGTTCGAACAAGACCCGCTCTGGGACGCCGCCGACTCGTTCCGTAAATCGCTGATGTCATCAGCCGAGAAACGCGAGGGCCTGATCCTTGAGGCGGCGATCATGGACGCGGTGGAGCAGTCGGACCATCTGCGGTTGCTCGTGGTCAATCATAAGCTCAAACGCATTCCGGATGTGCAGTTCGAATTGCGAGACCGGGGGTGGATGGTCGCGCTCGAAATCAAACGCGGCACCCAGCACGATTCGCGAACCCTGCACTCGTTCCGGCGCGATCTGATCGATATCCCAGGCCTGCTGCGAACGGCGTTGCCGTTGTTCCCGGCCGAGAACGTTCGGTTCCATATCGTCTTCGTCGGTGGCGCTCTGCGTCTCAAGGAGGGCCTGATGCTGGACGACCTCGGCCGCCTCTACGGGCTGCACGCCCGCTCGCACGTGATGACCGCGCGCCAGCGATATTCCGGCGCCGTCAAATCACTGTTGCGCGAGCGCGGCCTGTGAAGGATCTGGTCCGCTACGATGCCATGTGCCGCGCGATCGAAGCAGCGCATGCCGTGGATGAGGTCAAGGACATCCGCGACAAGGCGCTCGCCCTGGAACACTACGCGCGCCAGGCGAAGAACAAGGAAGCGACCAAACGCTGCGGCCAGATCCGCGTCCGCGCCGAACTGAAGGCTGGCGAGCTGCTGGCGGTCATGGAGAAGGCGCGGGGTGCGCGAGAGCCAGAAACCAACCGGGGCGCGACGACGCGGTCGAACGGCGCTACCGCGTCAAAACTGTCGGACCTCGGCATCAGTAAAACCCAGTCGTCGCACTGGCAGCAGCTCGCCGCCCTGCCACGTGAACAGGTCGAGGCGGCGCTGGCGAAGGCCACCGTACCGACCACCAACGGCCTGTTGAAGAAACCCCGGCGCGAACAACGGGAACGAGAGTTCGCGGAGATCACGAAGAAGGCGATGAAGAACCTCGGCGTGAAAACCTACGGCGTGATCTACGCCGACCCGCCGTGGCGGTTCGAGCCCCGCTCGCGCGAGAGCGGAATGGATCGCGCCGCCGATAATCATTACGAAACGATGAGCATCGACGCGATCAAGGCCATGGCGGTGCCAGCCGCGCCGGATTGCGTGCTGTTCCTCTGGGCGACCGCGCCGATGCTGCCGCAGGCACTGGCGGTCATGGCGGCGTGGGGCTTCACCTACAAGAGCCACTGCGTGTGGGTGAAGGACCGGATCGGCACCGGATATTGGTTCCGCAATCAGCATGAGCTGCTGTTGGTCGGAACGCGCGGCGCCAAGGTGCCCGCCCCGGCGCCGGGCGAGCAATACTCATCCGCGATCGATGGCGCCGTCGCGGAACACAGCCGCAAGCCGGCGGCGTTCGCTGAGATGATCGAGGAGATGTTCCCCAACGTCCCCGCCGTTGAGTTGTTCGCGCGAGGGCAACGTCTCGGCTGGGATGCCTGGGGCACCGAGGCCGCCGATGGGTAACGCGGCGCCTGTTGACCCCGAGCCCTTCGACTTCCAGGCCGCGATCGAGCGCGACCCGCGCGCCATCCCCCAACCCGACGTGCCAATACCGGAATGGCTGCGCCTGCCAACTGATGAAAGGAGCGCGAACGAATGAACGAAATATCACGGCCGCCGTCAGGCTATCGCGTCGAACAGGCGATGGCGGCCTGGGCATCCGCGCGCGGCCGCCTGCTGGCCGAGGACAGCGGACTGGAAGGCGACGAGGCATCGCTCGATGAACTGCTCGGCGCCGCCGAGGGCGACGTGGAGGACATCCTCGCCCGCCTGCTCCGCGCGGCCCGCGATGCCAAGGCCATGGCCGAGGCCAGCGCCGGACTGATCGAGGACATGCAGGCCCGCAAGGCCCGCTTCGCCCGACGCACCGAGGCGTTCCGCGCCACCGCGTTCGCCATTCTCGACGCCTTAGGGCGCTCAAAGGTCGAGTTGCCCGACCTGACGGCATCGATCCGCGCCGGCCAACCCTCCGTCCAGATCACCAACGAAGACGAAATCCCCGATCTCTACGTGCGCGTGGAGCGGCACATCGACAAAGCCGTGATTAAAAGCGTGCTCAGAAGCGGCGAAGACGTGCCCGGCGCCACGCTGACAAATTCGCCGCCGACACTCACACTGAGGACACGCTGATGAACGCGCCGGAACATCAGACGAACGCGCCAATAGTACCTTTCCGCCCCACCACGGCGTCCGCCACGTCGATGGTGCCCACCGACATGACCGCCGCGATGCGCCTGGCCGAAATGATGGCCACCGGCAAACTCGTCCCCGCGCACCTGCAAAAAAGCCCCGGCGACTGTCTCATGGTGGTCGAGCTCGCCATGCGCTTCAACATGAGCCCGTTCGCCGTCGCGCAATGCACCAGCGTCATACAGGGCAAGTTGATGCTGGAGGGTAAACTCGTCGCCGCCGCCATCAACGCGTCGGGCGCGCTGGCGAGGCGCCTGTCATACTCGTTCACAGGCGTTAACGACACGCGCGAGGTCACCGTGCGCGGCACGCTGCGCGGCGAAAAGGAACCGCGCGAAATCACCGTCAGCCTGCGCGAAGCGCAGACGACCAATCCGTTGTGGAAACGACAACCGGATCAGCAACTGGTCTATTTCGGCACCCGCGCGTGGGCCAGACGGCACGCGCCCGAGATCATGCTCGGCGTCTACAGCGGCGAAGAGTTCGACCGCGACACGCTGATGGGCATCACGCTCGACGCGGAACCGGAACCGACGCGGCGCGAAGAACCCCAACAACCCACGGTCGAGCCACCACCCGCGCCCAAACGCCAGACCACCGGCGAATGGCTCGATGAGCTCGCGCTGGAATGCGCCGCGTGCGACGGCCCGGGCCTCGAAGAGATCCTGTCGCGCGACCGCGTGCAACAGGCCCAGGACCGCCTCACCGGCAACGCGCGCGATAAACTCAACCACATCATCCACGAGGCGCTGAAACGCACCGCCGAGCCACGCGACGCCCCTGATGAGGCCGACCCGTTCCTGTTGGACGAACAACCAGCAACGACATGAGCAGCCAACCACTGTTCACGCCGCACCGGGCCGAGGCAGCCGCCCTACGTAACTGGGGCGGACACGACGCCAAACGACTCGCCATCGCCATCGCCTGGAACGTCTACGGCATCGAGGACGCGCTGGCGGAACTCGCCACCACACTCGCC